TATCTGTTCTGATAATCATCATTCTATCAGGACAGTTTACTAACTTTGTTTCGCAGTCATCATCATATGTACCTGCCATTGATATCGTATTGATTGGAAAAGAATAGTCATGTTCATAACCAACTATCTTATTGATTGATTGTATATGATTCATTGTAACCTCCATGTTGTGAATCGTTTTAAATAAATAACAGTAATGAAACCATTATCATTGCTGTTAGGAATACACTAAAAGCTAGTAGTTCTTTTAGTATTACTTTGTAATACTGAGATTTGTACCCAGTATTACTTGCTTCTTGGATATGCTTTGCAATAAGTTTATTCATATTATCCTCCTGCATAGTTCTTTGATTCCATATAGTATAACACTATATCCAAAAGCAAATGCTATTATCCAGAAAAATATTCTGACGTCAAACTCTGCGAATTGATAAGCACCATATAATGATGTCATTATTATTACAGTTCCTACGATTACATAGGATATATGAAGTGATGTAAGTGAAAGCAATTTAACCTCCTATAAATTTGATTTAATGTGGTAAGACCACATGATTTTGTGGCAATACACGATAAAATTGTACAAGCCATGTTTTTGACTGCCCTATACCGATAGTCAATCCAAAAAAAAGAGAGTAACCTTTCGGCTACTCTCAATTTTACCTCCTAACGTTCATATGTTTGTGTTGCTAATAATTCAGCATTTTCCCATATTTCATACGTATATATTCTTCTACTATGTCCATATGTTCTGAAGAAATTTTGCATATCTTTATAATCTTTTTTGATTATCTTCCATGCTTCGTGTAATGTTTTGATAGGTTCAAAGTATATCTTTCTTGCACCATATCTCATGTTTTTATCTTCTGCTTTTAAATATATTGTTATCATTATATTCTCCTAATTGATTGGTAAGAAAGAGAGTAACCTTTCGGCTACTCTCAATGTTATTATTTACTAAAGACGCTTGATACTTTAGATGTTGTATCTTCACTAGATGCTTTAGGATTAAGTCTGTACTCAAGTTCTTTGCTGAACCATTGAGTGTAGAAATCACATTGTATTATTTCTAGCTTAGCACTGTACTCAATGTATGCGAATGTCTTAACCTCATCAGGCATTTCTTTATCAGCTTCTATCTTTTTCAAGTGTTTATTAATCTCAGGTATTTGTGTACCTTTGTAGCTGATAATATTATTATCATTAATACCTACACCATATGTATCTGACATACAACATTCGTACTCAGCAAGTGCCATATTAAGCTCTACGATACAGTTTTCAAGTCTGTATTTGTTAGATATTAATACTCTTTCGGTAGATGGCTTGGCTACTTCAACACCACCTGATGTTAATGCTCTCTTTAATTCGTTAGCACCCTTCTCTATTTTCTGAAGGGTAGACCTTGTTTGGTAGAGAGCATTAGTTACTAGCTTACCACACCTGATGAAGTGTGTAAGATTCCAGAAAGTATTACGAGTACCATCTGCGTTTGGTTGTTCAGCACCATCAAAGGTTTCTTTTGACAAGAACTCCATTTTCTTTTGTACTGTTGGGTAAAGTTGTTCTTGCAAGTCTACATTTATAATTTCTAACATTATATACTCCTATTAGTTAGTTAAGTTAAGTTATATCCACAAGTGCTATACAAACACCTATGAACACCAACCAAAAAAAACGAACAAAGTCGTCATGCAAGAACTATTTTCGGAGGTTCGGTATGGTATGGAGGGAGAAAATAGTTCTTGTAGTAATCAAGCGAAACGTAACGGAAGGAAGTCGTAAGACTGACGAGAGTGTAGTTTAGCATACCTTTCCTTGTAAGACTTTGTTGGTTTATCCATCACACCTGATATACTCATAGGGGTTTGTATTGTATTTTATTCACTGTTCTTTCATTGTTATTAAAGGTCTAGCATCACCTACGACAACGGCGAGGGGGATGCTTTAGCATTACTTATGTTTGGTTACTTATAAAAGTAACAAACTTGGTTCTTGGTTTCGCAAGAACATAAACCTTTGATTATAAAGGAGAATAAAATACCCTTGACAAGAGTTTTCTCAGCATTCATAAAAGAGGGGGAATAAGGGGGTGTTGATGTTAACACAAAGAAAGATAACCAATAAACAGAAGTTACTGATTGATACGATTGTAGCAACTGGATGTTCAATAACTAAAGCATCAAAGATTGCAGGATATTCAGATGGTGATTCAGGCAGAGTGACAGCTAGTAAGACATTAAGGTTGCCACATATACAAGAGTATATGCAACAAAGGATTAGAGAAAGTATAGGACTGAATGCTACGAAAGCATCTAATAAGATGTTACAGCTAAGTTCTTCTGCTAAATCAGAGTATGTTCAACTAGAAGCTAGTAAGGATATACTAGATAGAGCAGGTTATAAACCGATAGATAAGTCAATGCACTTAGTAAGTGGAGGTATCAATGTTTCAATTGATTTATCGTAGGCATAGGGGGGTCAAAAACTTGGCTTGTGCTTGTACAACCCCACCCTTACAAACATTATTCTTTAAAAAGGTACGCATATGACAGTTCAGGCAGCACAGTTCCAGTTAGGCAGAGGAATACTTAATTCAATCATTACTGCTTTTGGCATGGACTCTCTTGATGTAATAACTCCTGAAGGTCTGCCTGATGAGTCTGTTGAGTTTTTACGAAGGATGCTCGTTCATTATTCTGATAAAGATGCCAGACTTGCTGAAGTTTCTAAAAGTAAAGACCCTGATTATGAGGGTGACCTCAATGAGTATTATGATAGTGGTTTACTTTCTTATACATTATTAAATCAATATTCAGGTGTAAGTAATTTGTACACAATGAAGGAGTCAGACAACAAAGCTGCTTCCACATTAAAATATATTCTTGGGAACTTTACAGTAAAAGAAGTAGAGGAAGATGGAATAAAAGGTTTTCGTATTTATGATAAATATGATTATGCAGCAAATGATAAATACTTTAAAAGTGTTCTTCCAGAAATATATTCTAAAGCAAAAGAAAAAGGTTACGATACTTCTGCTGTTGATGGTCAGGTTTATATGACGTATGAAAATATAAAAAAGAATTTTAAGAAAAAGAACAGAGCAGACTTTAGTATTTTTAGTCCTGAGTCATGGACACCTATTGCACATCCAGTTTTAAGAACTCTTGGTGGTTGGTGGATGGGTGACGATATGGAAGAAGCAGATAAAATTAAAATAGATTTTTTTATTGGGAAAGACAAACCTCCTGCTTTAAATGATGAGGATGCTATGCCAGTAAAATACTCAGAAGAATTTGGACCACAACCAAGACCTGAAAATTTTGCAGCAGTTATTCCTAACGGACCTATGGGTGTTACCAGAGAAAATAATTTAGAAAAATTTTTCTCCTCCTTTCCTACAATTAAACTTGGCTCTCCGATAAGTACAGCAGAAGCTGCCGAAGTTGAAAACCAAGACATGATTTTGCCACAAAAAAAACCTATAAAAACTAAAAGACTAACACCATTCCAACAAGCATTTGCAGATGCAAAGGCAAGAGGAGATGCTACTTTTCAGTTTGAAAACAAAGCAGGTGAAACAAAAGACTATTCAACGGAGGTTAAATAATGGCTAAGAGTGGAATTTATTGGATTGACACAGTATTTGATTGGTGTGTTATATTTTTATATGATGTAGGTAGAATATTAGGAATAACTTATGAAGAAATAAATGTTTGGTTGTTCTGTATAATATTGCCAATCATATTAGTTGTGCTATCTTTTGAGGTAGTTAGATTAAGATATAAGTTATTAAAAGGAAAAAGTATTGGCTAGAACAGAAGCATGGACACGCAAAGAAGGTAAGAACCCTGAAGGTGGCTTAAATCAAAAGGGTCGTGACTCTTATAAGAAGGGTACTCTTAAACCTCCAGTCAAAAGTGGCGACAATCCCAGACGAGCAAGTTTTCTTGCAAGAATGGGAAACATGAAAGGACCAGAAAGAGATGCTAAAGGTAAACCTACGAGGTTGTTACTCTCGCTTAAGGCATGGGGTGCTTCAAGTAAAGCAAGTGCTAGGGCGAAAGCTAAAGCAATTTCTAAACGCAATAAAACTAAAACTTAAAAAGGAGAAAGCTATGCCAATGGGAAAAGGAACTTATGGAAGTAAAAAGGGCAGACCACCAAAAGCTGCTATTAAAAAAATTTCTTTACCTTCAAAGAAAAAGGTCGTAA